ATTTGAGTTTCAAACAATCAATGAATGAGATTTGAGTTTCAAACAATCAATGAATGAGATTTGAGTTTCAAACAATCAATGAATGAGATTTGAGTTTCAAACAATCAATGAATGAGATTTGAGTTTCTGATTTCAAACAATCAATGAATGAGATTTGAGTTTCAAACAATGATACAACTTGATTTGTTTATGTTGTTAATATTTCTGATTTAACTTGTATTCTCAAATATATTTGATGATGAGATATATTTGAAGTATAGAATAATAATTTGAAAATCAATGAATGAGATTTGAGATTTGAGATTTGAGATTTGAGATTTGAGATTTGAGATTTGAGATTTGAGATTTGAGATTTGAGATTTGAGATTTGAGATTTGAGATTCAAACAATGATACAACTTGATTTGTTTATGTTGTTAATATTTCTGATTTAACTTGTATTCTCAAATATATTTGATGATGAAATATATTTGAAGTATAGAATAATAATTTGAAAATTAATGAATGAAATTTGAGATTTGAGTTTCAAACAATCAATGAATGAGATTTGAGTTTCAAACAATCAATGAATGAGATTTGAGTTTCAAACAATCAATGAATGAGATTTGAGTTTCAAACAATCAATGAATGAGATTTGAGTTTCAAACAATGGTACAAATAAATATTACCAATCTCTTCTGATTCAACTTGTATTCTCAAATATTTTTAAATACACATACATATTCAAATAGAAAAAAGAACCAAAAATATTTATTAACAATTAAATCAAAATAATCCCATCATTTATTCATTGGATATTCTGGATCAATCTCTAAATCACTCAAATATTTTTCTTTTATCGCCAACTTTAATAAATTTCCTTCTATCTTATGAAATATTGGACCATGTGTACCATCAGTTACTGGTGTAAGTATATGAGACAATTCATGAATACTAACTTTAATTAGTGTGTTCATATCAAAAGGACAACCAGAACTCTTTTCTATTCTCAAATAAATATGGTTTCTATTACGAGTATAAGTGGTTGTATCACTGACAGATAATGTAAAATTAATAGGTATAAGCATTTTTTTACATAAAATGCTTAACACAGAATGAACATGTGATAAAATAGGACGAATAAAATTTTCATATGGTTTATTTGATTGCTTAGTCAGATATACCCAATAAACAATCAGTAATCCTAATAAAATTAAGGGAACCCAAAACGAACCCCGATATTCTTGAATTTTATCGATAAATTTCATCATTTTATTTCTTTACACATTGATGTAAAGAAATAAAATATACATTATTTACAATTTATCTCTATCTACATTTTTAATATCAACTACAATCAAATGAAAATAAAAATTTATTCATTCGTATCGCTTAGCGGAATATTTTTATCTCCAATAAAAATGGTTAATCTTCCATAATTACCAACAGATGTTGTGATACACAACGGGCTCTCTGATTTCATGTACAATCTCACTTGATTACTTCCAGTTATATTTGTCATTTTTGACAATGCTTTGATAATGTGAGGTTTGATTCGAATTACAAATTTAATTTCATTTCCATCAACGTCTTTAGTCATATGATATTCATTACTGTTTCTCTCTCCAAATCGATTTGTCAAACCACTCACATCGCCATCTCTCAGAGACTGAAACTCAACAAAGTCTGTTCCACCATAACAAAGTATTTCTTTACATCTTATTCCTACATTTGATGAACAATCTTTACAAAAATTCGCAAGTAGTTTGGTTGCTGATGGTTCTTCTGTTGGCAGTGTAAGATCATCAAAATCTTCAGCATCTTGGTCTCTCAAAATTTTAATCCATTTATCTTGCGAATCTTGGGTTCCAAGATTTCTAGTGTTTGGAACAATATGAAGCATCTCAGGATCACTCTTGAGTATCCAAAGTTTAACACCGTCTTTCTTTGTCATATTTCTAAAATGCGTCTTAAGTTCATTGATTTCAACAGTTACGAACAAACATTTCTTTTCTCCCGAATCATTTTCTGAATTGTAAAAATATCTCGGTAAATCTTGTTGAGGGTTTGCTATGATCATTTGATTGACCAAATTGTCAGATCTATTAAATTCAGTCAATCGAATTTGGTTCTTTGAAAATACAAAGCGAGTCAAATTATTGTTGGTTTGTTTGTGTGTCTGTCGCAAATAATCAAATAAATTTCTTACACTATACCCCTCAATGAATTCAATGTAAATCAAATAATCACTGTACTTCGATTCAGACGTCATTTCTTTGTACTTCGATGCATTTTGTTTATGTTGCAGAAAATGATTCTTTCGTTCAACTTTAGTTTTAAATTAAATTACTAAATTTTGGTTACCTTGAATTTTATCATATCATTTATCCAACAAATAATTGAATCAGATGGATCAAATAAAGTTATTATTGTGTCATTCCGCTTACAACAAAGTAACTCATAATGATGTGATTTATATAAAATCACAATTGATTGACGATTACGATGTAAATATTCTTCATCACCAATGATATATGGTGTTAATGAATTTTTATACAAGATATAAATATCACAATTATAATATAATGATATTAATTCAATAAACTCAACACCAACACTTGATGAACTTTGAAGTAATTTAGTTAAGGAATCTAACCTATATTCTGGTATTTCATTACTTAATTCGAGTAACATACCTCTTGATAACTTAGAATAAACACTAGGTAAAAATACAGATAATGTTTTACGTACATTCATAATATATTTTCTTTTATCGACATCAGAGTAATGGGCGTATTCAAGAAAAAGCCCAGATATGATTGAATGAAAAAAACATGATCCATCACCAGGTACAGGAATGAAAAATAAATCTTTGGGTGAACCCAAACTTGATATCGAATATACCTTTGGTTCTTTTGGGTTTTTTGATTTGACTTTTGAATCTGAGATATTACAGTGTTCCATTCAGAATTAATTTGTAAATATAATTTACAAATTAAAGAATTAAATTTATTCGATATTTGTTGGAACCATGATTGATTTTTTTATGTCAGTCATCAAATGATCAGTTGATTTGAATAGTGTTTGAACATAAGTTTGATTTTCATCTTCATCAGTAACCAATCGACCAATAGTTTCAAATGAATTACCTATTCTCGTCATACAAACTGAGGTTCTACCGAATTCTTCTTCATTTTCAACTGTTGATTCGATTAAATATAAATCTTGTTTACCTGGTCGAAAGAGAAAAATATCAATGTTAAATATATCTGAAACGTATTTGATAATTTCAATTGGTGGTGCAAGTTGTTCAACAAATAAATTTTCGACACATTCCAATGTGTACTTTGAAAGTTCACCACTTTCATCGTAACATCCTCGTGAAACTATGTTTTGAAGTTGTTCGAATCGACCGTTGCGGAACTGTGAATAAAGTGTTTTACCTGATTTTATTGCTCTGAGAGATTTACGCAGATCTTCAACAAAATAATTAACTAAATTTTGTCTCTCTGCTTCTGATTCCATTATTTGATAATCAAATGAAATTGCTTTGAGTAAAGCATGATAGAATGAACTTCCAAAATGTTGAATCGTACCAAGTCGAACTATGTTTCCTTGTGTCCAAGTTGACGATAATATTTGATAACAATCATCGTTAACAGACAAATGATTTTCGAATCCAGATGTTGTTGGTAAAACTTGACGTATCGAATCTTTTTCATTTGTAGCTCGAAACATTGAGTTTTTGAATCCAGACATTTTTGTCATTCTTGATTTTTTTGAAAGAATTCCAAATGTATGTAACCTAGCATACAATCGCTCATGGACAGTCATACAATGTTCGACATCAGGATTTCCGACAAATGCCTCAGGAATATTCGAATATTTTATTAGTTCAAACATATTAACTGGGTAACGAGTATCACCATTGATCGTGACCGAATCTCCTAACCATTCAATTGTTCTTTCTCCAAACTTCCATGTTTCGAGTTCTCCTTTTATTTGAGCTTCTTTGTTTGGATATATTTTTGGAATTGAAAACATTTTCTCTGTTGCCCATCGATCTAATACAAAAAATATAATTGCACCATAATCATTTAGTTTTTGTTCCATTGATTCTCTTAAATGATCCATATTTTGATTCAATGCATTTTCTCCTTCTTTTTCGAGAAAGAGAAAAACATCAACTTCTCTCGGTGCTTCTTCAATTGATTTTATTATTCTATCAGAATGAAGATGTTTAATTCCATTAATCAAATAAACATTTCGAAATTTCTTTCGAATTCTCAACGAAGGTGTACCGAAACAAACAAGTGTCGGATTATTGCTTAACTCAATTGATTTGATTGCATTGAATACAATTCTTTCTTTGTGTTTATCAAACCAAATATATGTATTACCTTTTAAATCATCATCAGTGATACCATTTGTCGCATCATCCCACACATCGAGTGAAACATAAGCTGAGTTTGGTTCAGTTTTATCATGTCGAATTCTCAGTGCTCGAAACTCTGCTCCTGTCCAATAAAATTCAACAATATTTCCAGGTAACAAAACCATTCCATTATTATCATATGTACCATCATATGGAAAATCCTTTGTTCCTTCAAATCTTATTTTAGTATTTCCATTTCGAACCAACAATGTGTTTTCTTTTGATATCTCAAAGTCAATCGTCTGACGATCTCTTGGTTTCCACTTACAAATATCTGGTGAAAAATTTAATTTTCGAAGGTGTACTTGTTGGTTACCCGAAGTATTCAAATAAGGAACAGTGATTGGATAAATGATGAGTCCATCTTGGTCAAAAGCAAGGTGAGGAAGTAACAGTAACATATCTTCAAACACACGGAAAATATTTGGTTCTCCATAGGCTGTTTGTGCTACTCGAAGTACTTTGTACATTGCCACTGAAACATGTAGTGTTGAATTTGCAGAAGAGTTACATAAGTCTGAAACTCTTAACGCAGTTTCCATTCGATTATTATAAGGTTTTTTTGATATTGAATCATCATTTTCAAATGTAAGACAATCAAATACATGAAACCAATAGAGTGTATCTGGTGAACCTTTACGACGAGAAGATTTTGGAATCAATTCACCATCAAGTATCGTTCCGTATAATGATTCTGGTGCATCTCGTGTAAGCAATGTGAATGAATTTGGAGGAGAAACAAGCCAAACCCCATTTGGGAGAATCATTAAAATTTTTCTTTCACCATCTGCTTTGAACATAACACAATAATTTGTAATATTGTTTCCTATGATTCCTCCGAGAAGTATATCATCATGTTTTAAATTTCGAACTTTAGATAAACATCGAGTGTTTAAAGTGTGATTTTCCCCTGTTTGTGAATTGAGCAATCGATGATAATATGAAGAAACCAAATTACGTTCATTGGTTGTCCAAATTAACAATGAATTTTGAATCAAAAGTAGAACATCATGCAATTCAACAGAAAAATCTTCATATCTTTGTTTATCGAGTAATTCAACTTCGATAATATATTGAAAAGTACCACTTCGAAGTTCAACTTGAGTCATATCAATTGAAAATCCAGAATTGTTGATGACAAATGAATATCTTCTCCTGATTCTCATATTTTTTGGGTTGAAATCAATCAAAGGTTCAATTATTTTTTCTGATTGAAAACTAATTCGATATGAGTAATCATAATAATCATAATTTTTAATTAATGTTTTTTCCATCCATGTTTCTATCTTTGATTCAACATCTGTGATTTTTCGAATATTGTCAGATGATTCAACAACTGTTGTTGAGATAATCGGATTCATTCTCTTGTTAAGTTTTTCAAGTACTGAATAGAAAACAGAAGGAGTTAAAGATGGATTAAATCTACCTTCATCAGTGAATGTTCCAAATCTTGCTTCTACTTCTACTTCATTATCTGTGATATAATCGATAATCTCTCGAGGAATTTGTATTGATGATGTCATTTTTATCTACAAGTAAATAATAGTTTTTTCTTTCATTTTAGAATCAAATGAAGAGTCCATTAACATTAAAATTGAATCATAAATAAACATACATAAACATATCGAATGACATGTCGAATTCATATAGTTATATAGAGCATATTTAATATCTCTGATTTTTTCAGAGATATTAACAAGATACAATAAATGATTTGATAATAAGAGGGATAAATATAATGCATTGCATTGTCTTACGCTACCAATATCTTTAATTTTTAAAGATATTGTTTGTTTCAAGATTCATTCAAATCTAAGTTCAAGATAATTTTTTTGGAAACACCAATTTAATTTTGCATTTCTGAGCATACGGCTGTAAATTAACATCATCAAAGAATCTACATCGATAAAAGAACCTATTTTTAGTTGAATCAAAATAAGGTTCGCGTCTCTCATGTATGAATTGAACAGAATTAACAATCAATCCACGAAATTTATCTAATATTTTTAATTTAACTTCATTTGGTAATTCTTGTTCTGAAGCAACGATTAGTTTAGTTATTGGTTCCATGATTTTGATTGGAATCTTTTGTAAAACAACCTCTCTTAGATTCTCAATGTTTTCTTCGTTTGCATCTAACATATCATTCCACGTACAATGAGTATTCTCAATAAAGGTAGTTACTAAAGTTTCACTTGGAAAAGACTTTAACATTTGTTTAACTGCAGTAAACATATTTGGGGAACACACTTCTTCACTTAAATTTGGATTTTTAACAATTACATCCTTACAATAATCAATGAGATCCTCAAGTTGTTGTTGAAATCTTTGTGGTGTCAATTCTGGAAAACTCATTTTAATCAAACCTATTTTGTTTGATTAAAATATACACTTATAACAACATGTTGTTATGGCGCTATTCTTCATATACTTAAAATTCAAGTTGAAAACAAAAGTTATTTTCAATCAAAACAAAATATGACATCGTGTTACTCATCAGGTTTTATTTTCGTTTCAACAAAAGATTTCATTGGTAAAATCACAAGTGTGATTCATTCCGTTCCATTTTCTGCAGTGGGATTGTATTATCCATCAACCGTAACTGGAACAAGAAAAACCATCGTTTGTTTACTTGATCTCTTTGGTGCTCAGAGATCGTTTTGGTTTAAAAAAGATACGTTGGATGAACTCCTTAAAAATCCAAATGTAGAATCTATTCATATTACACCATTAAAATATATTAGTGAAACAGGTGAGATTTTATCAGAAGATAAGATCGAATTGATTCATCGAACATTTCGAACAGCCGCATTGAATAGATTCTGTCACGTTGAACAAAGACCATTAAATGCTATATTGCTTGAATTCTTTGATTTGAAAAAAGAATCAAGAGTTATGAGAATGCTTAATGATGTGGTTTTATCGATATGTAGCGTTGCTGAATACAGTGGAACATACACATATGAAAATTGTCCATTGATTGATTCATCTGTTTCTATCGATCTCAAAAATGCGGGAATTAAATCAGATCCAATGGTTACAGAACACGTTCGTTCGGTTGTTAATACTTGGATTGATAGAATGTCAAATAATGTTCAATTTTTTGATATGGTGATGAGTCTGTTTCCGAAGGATAACAGTGATTTAACATTATTTGATGCTTTATGGAACTGCATCAACACTTCTTTGTCTTCAAGTGTATTATCTAAGAAAAGACTTGAAGAAGTACTCATTAGAGCAAAAAGAAGAAATCCAACATTGAAATGTAAAATTAAATGTGACATGAATTTGATTCCGATTGAATCTGGTGGTAAAACCGAATGTTTCGAACAACTTCATTCATTAACAAAAGATATTGTGAGTTCAATTGAAAATGGAGAAACACCAGTGATTAATATTCGTAAATTAATTGACATAACGAATAAAATATCTTGTTTGGAACACATTGATTCTGTTTCTGGAAGTGGATCTCACACTGCGATACTTATAACTGATTCTTCAGACAGAGAATTAAATTGTATATTAAAAACAGGTACACATGTCATTCTACCAACTTCTGGTGCTGATTTATCAAATTTAACTCGAGAAGAATTGAAAGAACTCGTTGTGTTATTGGAAGAAGAATGTCATAATGATCAAAGATTTGGTTCTCTGTTTAATGAAGCTGTTCGAAGATTAAATTTTTTATGTTCGAACTAAATTAAATTTATTTAAAGTTTAATGTTGAATTTAATGTTGAATTTATTTGATTTCAAAAAGAGAAATCAAATAAAGATTATTTTGATTCTATCGATATTTGTGATATTTGATGTATATTTTTTCATAGCATTTTATTAACCTTGACAAATGTCGTTTCCAACAGCAAACGCATAATAATATAATCCATTTAAGTGTGCTATAGGTTTTGCAAGATCAGGACAATCAACAGGTTTTGATCTTGACATGCATGCTTGATATGTCACATTTTGATCGTTATCTACACAGCGATTATTTATTGAATCATATGTACTACAAAAGTTTACACAAACCTCAAATGGATTTGATGCAAACGGAGCGACAGTTAAATTATATGAAGGTATGTAAAATAATCTTCCATTTAATATATTAGGACATTGAGGAAATCCAGTTAAACTAACCAATGCATTATATGGAACGATACACTTAAATACATTTGCTACTATCAGACTATCTGTGTTTCCAATTGGATCTGGTGTTGAACTCATACTTGAAAAATATCTCGTTGATGCTAGAGCAACTATACTAATTGTTAATATGATTATAACAATTAGTATGATATCAACCATTTTATTCAAGTAATATTAAATATATTGTGAGATTGATGGAACAAAGAAAACTAAAAACTAAAAACTAAAAACTAAAAACTAAAAACTAAAAACTAAAAACTAAAAACTAAAAACTAAAAACTAAAAACTAAAAATTAAGAATTGATATTTGATGTATATTTGAAATTTCAAATATACATCAAATATCACAAACATCGATAGAATCAAAATAATCTATTCTTGTTTAATTATTTCTCATTAAATTACTGAATATATTTCCCAGTGCACCCAATGCACTCAAATCAATTCCACCGCCATTTCCTCCTCCATTATTTGTATTTGCTCTGTTATTGTTGTTTTCTTCTCTCGGTACAGCTGAGGGTGCAGGTGATCCTGAACCAGGAACTGCTCCAGGGACAGATCCTACAAATGAACCAAGTGAAAATGTATTAACCAATGTATTTGTTAAACTTGGACCAATTTTATTTGATATGGATCGAAGTATCGTAAATATGATACAATTAATAACAGACGTAAGTACAATTTGAAGTTCAGGTGGTAAAGAAGAAGAAATTCCACTACCTCTCCTTTCACCTAGTTCAATCAATGCTCTGCGATACTGATACATTGATCTTTTTTGGGATTCAATAAAGTCACTACAATCAAATCCAAGATAAACTTGCATAACATATTGTAATCCCATAAATAACAAAATAAGATACGATTGGTATTGACCAATAGATGTATTTGTTTCCATTGTCTCAAGCCACATATTATAAATTATATGAAGTGAATCTAATGAAAGATTTTCAGGTATTGGAGGAAACTCATAATCTTTGTTGTTCTTTAAAATTCTTAGTTTACACATTATTTCTTGTTTTTCAATTTCTGTTTGTTCTGATGTTAAATCACTAAAATCATTGATATTATATTTTTCTTTCCATTTTCTTAATTCAGATGTTGCAATATCTTCTGGACTTGCCATTTCACCTTTTTGTTCTGGTGTTGGAATTGGTTCTGGTTTCTTTTCAGGTCTCAATGCATTAAAATTTAAAGGAACATCTGTAGGTCGATTGATCAACGGAGCTTGGGTTATTGGCGGTTGAACTGCGGATTGATTTGATCTAAAATTTAAATTTGATGTTTTTTGTTCACTGATTGGTGAACAAGCGACCATATTAGGACTTTTTGCAACCTGATATGGTCCTGTTCTTGCTCTAGGTTTTATCCTTGGAGGTATTTTCCTCGTATCTTTTGTTGCGTTTCTCTGAGAAATAGATGACACAACTTTATTTTCATCTATTTTTGTTTCATCTGTCATTTGAACGGAAGCTGTCACTGGTGCAGGTGCGATCGCATTGACAGAATTATTTGATGTATTTTCTGTAGAAATTCCAATAGGTTTCAATACTTCTCTACTAAATTCTTTTCCGTCGATAATTATTGGTGTTGCATCTCTTGGTGATTTTGGATGGGGAGATGATACCCCCAAATTCTTTGTTTTTTTGGGTGAACTCATTTATGAAGTCTCTTTGTGTGGTTAAATAACGATTTTAAAAAACTATGAGAAGTATTTTGAATGAAGAAATATTGAAAAGGAGAAAAAGATCGTTTGTATAACAAAACAAAAGGATCATGGAATTTGAAAAAATAGAATCAAGACCTGTGTTTATGCCGGATGAGCAACCAAATGTGCAAAAATGGTCTTTACCTACTTTGTTTAAGAAAAGCAGCAAAGGTAAGTTGATGTCATGGAAAATATCTTTTGATGGAGAAAACCTTGAAACTATACATGGTTATGTCGGAGGAAGTTTACAATATGATGTGAGAGAAGTTAAAACGAATAAATCTGGAAGAACCATTGATGAACAAGGTTGGCTTGAAGGAAAAAGTGCTTGGGAAAAGAAAAAAAGAAAAAATTATAGTTTACAACAAGAATCATCAGGTTACTTTGATAGTTTTGAACCGATGTTAGCAACAAAGTTTGATGAAAAATATATGAATCCAAATGTATTTCCTGTTGCTCTCCAACCAAAACTTGATGGTGTTCGTCTTATATCTTATATTGAAAATGATGAGGTTGTTTTCCGAACAAGAGGTAATAAAAAGTTTGTTTTTCTGCAAAGTTTAAGAGAAGAAGTAAAATTAATACTTGATAATTTTCCTCCGTATACAATATTAGATGGAGAGTTGTATGTTCATGGATGGAAACAAAATGAAATACGATCTGCTGCGAGTAGACTCAAGGATCAAAGTGAATTAGAAGGTAAACTCGAATATCACATCTTTGATATTTCGATTCGTGAAGCGAGTGAAATGGTTTTTATCGAAAGATTCAATTTATTGATTGATGTTTATAATTCTGTTTTGAATGATATTTCAAAAATTAGCTTGGTTGAAGTCATTTTAGTTTGGGATATTGAATCGATATATGAGCATCAAAAGAGATTCATTGAAAATGGATATGAAGGAGCAATAGTTCGATTCTTGGATCGACCCTATGTATTTGGTAGAAGATCAAATACAATGTTCAAAGTAAAATCATTCTTCGAAGAAGAAGCTATTATTGAAGTTGTGTGGGAAGCAAGTGGAAGAGAAAAAGGATTAGCGATGTTTACTGTTCGAGATATGGAAAATCATCAGTTTAATGTTCGAATGAAAGGATCTTTTGAACAAAGAAAGGAATGGTTGGAAAATGCTGATCAGTTGATTGGAAAGAAAATCACATTTCGATATGCGGAACGTGGTCCGAATGGAATACCTATCCAACCAATAGGAGTTGATTTCCGTGATGAATTTGACATTAAAATAATTCGTCGAAAATCGAGATAAAAATCAAAAGTAGATGAGAGTAAATTGGGTTATTTGTCGAAAAATAGATTAAAATAAAATAATAATAGTAGAAAATTATTTTTGATTGAAGAAATCAAAAATAAAAAACCGAAAAAAACTTTTCGGTGTTCGCAAAAATGAACGCGTCTCCGGAGCACGTACATGTTCGTGAATACAGAAATTTGCATACTAAAACAAAGGTTGGTTATGGTGCTTCTGGTCAGTGTGAGGGTCTTGGACGCCTTGTATTTTGGTTTTTAATTGCAGCTGTACTTGCTGGAATTATCCTCTTTTTCTTGTCTCCAACTTTTGTCATGGTTCCTAACGGTGATCAGATGGTAATTGATAACTCTCGTCTCTTTGGAACTGCAGTCGTTATCGGTCTCATCGCTGCTTTTGTTGCTTGGCTTTGGCACAGAATGTAAATTTTATTTGTATTTTAGATAATTTTGGCATAATAAAATTATTGATTTAATAATTTTATTATAATATTTTGATTAATTATTGTTCTATTAATTTTGTTTGTTTGATATTCGTATGTATGATATGTAAAATGATTTGATTAGATTCATTGATTCGAACAATGAATTGGATTTAAGTTTCAAACAATAATACAACTTGATTTGTTTGTGTTGTTAATATTTCTGATTTAACTTGTATTCTCAAATATATTTGAAGATGAAATATATTTGAAGTATAGAATAATAATTTGAAAATCAATGAATGA